ACCACCTACGGCAGGTTTCAAGTACTAAGCTAGGTCGACTCTCCATTAAGCCGGAGGGAGCCGGTAAGAATCGAGTTTTCGCAATTGTAGACTATTGGACGCAGTGCGCCCTAAAGCCTTTACATAATGCGATTTTCGCGATTCTAGGCCGTCTTCCGACAGATGCGACGATGGATCAGGACGGGGCATTTGCTCGATACCTCCAGAATTCTGGACGTGTTCAGCATTGCTTTGACCTTTCCAACGCCACAGATGTTTTACCGGTTAAACTGCAGATATCGATTCTAGGTTACTTCACCTCTCCCCCATTGGCGATCGCGTGGAAAACTCTTCTAGTTGGAAGAGAATATTCAGTCCCGAAAGGGACCGATCATACTTCTCCAACTATTAAGTATACACGAGGTCAGCCCATGGGTGCGCTATCATCTTGGGCAATGTTAGCTCTCACTCATCACTACCTTGTTTATCTTGCCGCTTCCCGAGTAGGGAAGGCAGGATTTGAAGGATATGTAATTTGTGGAGATGATATCGCCATTTCTGATCATGCAGTAGCTAAGGCTTACTCTAGTCTGTGTTCGGAGATCGGATTGCCTATCTCCCCTACCAAATCAGTATCATCTTTTGAAGATGACTCTGTTAAGGAAGGGTTACTCAAAGGACCAGTAGTTAACTTCATTTCTCGAACGGTTGCCGGAGGGATTGATATCACTCCGCACTCGTTGAAAGATGAGGTTTCTATTCAGTCTCTTTGGGGGAGAGCTCAAAACGTTATTCGAACTCTAACCCGCGGACAAATCTCGACCGGTCCGAACTTCATCTACGAAATGGTTCGAACTGCTCTATCGCGTTCTTCGGACGTGAAACGAGTGGGAGAGTCTTTTTCGTCAGGAGAAGTATCTGACCAACTGGTCGAATTCCTAACCCCTCTACTCTTTCCGACGCCACAGCTGTCTGCGGCACTCGGGACCAAAGTAGGTGACGTATCCTTGTGGATCAACGTTTTGTTACGTAGATCGCACACGCTGTCACGCGGAGCTAAGTCTCACGACCTGATGACGCTTGAACGGGACCAATTCCCGGTTCGCGCGCTTTTACACGAACTTATCGTGATCATCTGGCGTAGATTGGCCAACATAAACGAAGTGGCTCGCTACAACACACGCCAAGTTGAGGCGTGGGTTGCAACGCTCCATTCGTCCTGTGCAGGCCGAGCCCTAGGGACTTACCCTTGGGGTTACATGTCTACACCATATATCACCGATTTCGTGGTTCGCCGCCGAACAGCTAGAGACCAGCAGCAGTTCGCGAAACTAATTCCAAAGGCTCGTGAGCTTGTAGAGTCAATCTACATGCCTCGACCCGATGATATTAATCACGCGGCTACTGTGCTAGGGGAACTTCTCATCCTCTATGAGAAGGCCCCCTCGCCGGTTCCTCTAACTTACAGCCGTAAAGGTCGTGTGGATTTTGTTCCAACAGCCAACCTCGGCCCATTTCTGGATACGTATGATCCAGATCCACCTAGAAGCTCCGGTGAACCCGTTGCACCCCTCTTGCGTGAGTACATACTTGACAGCATGTCCCCAAGAGGCTCTGCCTCGTTCATGCGTCCTCTAGATGGCTTGACTGGTCGCTCTGTTGAACGACCCTCTGGATTACGCAAACCGACGGATGACTGGATTCGAATTATCGATCCACAAATCGGG